ATATGAAAAAAGACCTTAATATCATGGAGAACGATGGCTATCGTGGACTACATATCACCATTGGGTCGTCTGGTAAATCAGGAACAAAACACGTATTATATTGGCCGAAAATGATTACAATCAAATAATATGAAGCATTTCGCTCAAAATTCGAAACAACGAAAAACGTAGATAATCAAAAATAAAAAAATATGTGGTATACTATACTATTCATCTTTTACTGTCTTTTTTTGCTTGCGGTGATTGCTATATGTAAAGCTGCAAGTGACGAACATAAACCCAAAAAATAATAAAATATGGAAGAAGAACATGATTACTATATTGTGGAGGTGATTAAAAAATCTTACTCCGAGGTCTATATCAAAGTCCCAAAAGGCGAAGAGATTACATCGAGAGATAGTAGATTGATTTCCGAAGTAGCCAAAGAAACGCTTGAAGAAAGTGATTGGGACGATTTTGGATGGGCTGATGATTTGGATACCAATTCTATTCGGAAAACATCACAAGAAACCGCTAAGTTCTACGAGGTTTATGATGCGACAGAATACTTTCCAGTAAGACCAAAACCTGAAGACCTCAATCAAATGAAACTTGACTTTTAAAAACTAGAATACACTATACAGACAATGTTAATTAATTATATCAGAAACGCAGATCGGAAACCACACGGAGTCGTTGTGGCATTTAAACAAGATGAAAAAATTCATTATGGATACTCTCTCCACAATCCTATCGACAAATGGGATCGTGAGCTTGGTATCAAAATTGCTGTGGCGCGAGCAAATGCAAATGAATTTCAATTGCCTAAAGTTGATAATCGCCTTAAATCGGTGAGTGAAGCAATTGAACATATGAAAACCCGCGCTAACAAATACTTCAAACAATAATATGAGTAATAATAGTAATAGTAATAATAATAGTAATGGTGGAATTGGATTTGCGGGTCTTTTGACTGTGGCATTCATAGTTCTGAAATTAATGGGAGTAATTGCGTGGTCATGGTGGTGGGTTCTTTCCCCTATCTGGATTTCTTTTTTGTTGCTGGTCGCTATTTTGATCGTAACTGGTATTATATTTTTATTTTTTAAAAAATGATTCCCGAAAAAACATTGCCTATTCATGAACTCAAGTATTATCATAATGATAATCTTGGGTTTGTGTTTATCGGTGCTACAAAATCCTCTGATGATGCCATTCAAAGATTAGCACAATTTTTGGTGGATGTTGGAGTATCAAAAGAATTACCAGAATTTTATCAACGTGTTAAATCAAATGCAGTGGCATTCGTATATGGGGGTAATTCTGGATTTAAAAGCGGTAATTTCTATCGGTCTGCTAGTCAAACTAATTTGATGGGTATTTTTAAAATTGAAACATTGGGAGTATACTTAGATGGATTACAAGCTTAATATGTTACCAATGGAATTGGGGGGGACTGCTGTTCTTGATTATGATCCTGAATATCAATACCTCATGGAAGAAACCTTGATGCTTTGTGGTCGAGAGGATATTATTTTATGCTCTCGATCATATACAGATAAAGAGAAATATTCCATGCACCTAATTAGCGAAAATAATGACTTGACAGATTGGTGGGATGCCACTAAGATAATCAGCGAAAAATATGCAAAATAATAATATTACAATACCTCTGGAACTTTTTGATGGTAGATTCTCTCTTGAAGAAATCGCCACAATAAGTATGATCTTTGCCTCCCCAAATCTCTCTTTAAAAACTAGAGAACAATGGGGAGATAATCCGAAGTGCGGTGAAATCACTGACAAATTAGTGAAAGATGGTATTATCAAATTTCATGATGATAAAATAGAAATCGACATAACAAGAAAACAAGAACCTATGAACATCCATAAACAAATTGAAAACATTCTTGGTAAATATCAAATCAACCAAGAAGACCAAAATGACATCACTGACTTGCTGGAAACCATTGGACATGAATCCTTTGGCTCTGGTTACGAGAAAGGTTACGATGATGGTAGAATTGACTTTAATGAACCATCGTTTTCTTCCTATGGTAAAGAAGAGGACTACGTTTAAAAACTAGGCTATGAAACAGAAAATTAAAGAATTGGTAATCCCCAAGATCTTACACACCTTGGAAACAGGTGGTGAGGGTTGGTTGGAAAAGGATTTTCATTTTCCTCTTTATGAATTAATCAGTAGTATTGAAGAAATTGAGGGGATGGAGTGGATGGATGATTTTGAATCAAATAGTTCTGATTGGGACTGGTTTACATCTTTCTATTATCATCCTCATAGGTATTGTTTATCTGGATCAGGATGGTTGGGTGGATTATGTTTCGAAAAAGAAGATTAAAAACTAGAATACACTTACGCCATGGAAAGACTTATTGTTGCCGCTGCAATGCTCATGGATGACGGGGATGTCATCGTCGGTGTTCGTCATTATTCTCCTGAGATGCGAAAAACGCTGGAAAAAGCTTATGGTGAGAAATACCACACGCGAGTCAAAGAACAAGGATTCGTTGATCAAACGGGTTTATTCATTAATCGACAAGATGCTTGGATTATAGCACAACTTGCAGGACAGATTAGAAGAAAATGCTCTGTGGATGGAACACTTTTTTCAGAAAATTTATATTAAATATTATGCAATTAAAATTTAGAGTTTGGAACGGTAAAAAATATCTACCACAAGATTCATTCTGTCTATTTCCAACTGATGACGGTGATTTTGAAGCGAGGTCTTTGGAGTCTTATGGAGTGTTGGGAGATATTCCAAATCAAAAAATCGAACAATGGACTGGTACGAAAGACAAAAATAATGAAGAAATTTATTGTGGAGATATTGTAAAAGCTACATCTGATGAATATTCGAATGAAAATTTCATAGCGCATGTGATTTTCGATGATGGTAATTATCTAACTTATATCAATTCTTGCGATATCAGAGGGTTGTGGAGCGGCGAAAACATTGAAATTATTGGCAATATTAACGAAAACTCCGAACTTATTAAAAACTAGAATACACTCACGACATGCAACTTAACACTTTAGAAACAAAATTCGCCAAATGCTCATCCATTGAAATTCCAGATGCGTTCTACAATCGCATGTCAACTGGTAACGATGAGATCGACACTATGTTTGGCACTGAACAATTCAAAGGATTCATGGCAGGTAGTGCCATCACCATCTGCGCTCCAGGAGGTACGGGGAAATCTACCGCACTTTTACAGATTGCCCAATTGCTTACAAATCAAGGTAAGCGTGTGGCAGTAGCATCTGGCGAAGAGTCTCACATTCAAATCGCATATGCTTGTAAGCGTTTAGGTGTTACTGATGTGGATGTAGCTCACATCAAGGATGTGGAAGAAATCGCTGCTGCCATGTATTCCTATGACATGATGGTCGTTGATAGCTTTCAAGCTCTTCGCTCTAACAAGAACATGAAGAAGCGAGAGTTCTATCAATATGCTCAAGACTTGCTTCTCTCCACTGCTAAAGAAACTGGTTGTGTATTGGTATTCGTTCTCCATGTTACAACTCAAGGTCTTCCAAAAGGTGGTACTGATATTATTCATGCCGTCGATGTGAATCTGAAAATCACTGTTGATCCTGAAGACAATGCCCTACGTATTTTCAATGTATACAAGAATCGCTTCGGTGAGACTAAGACTCACATGGCTATGATGAATGCCAATGGTTTTGATTTCAAAGGTCTTTACAATGCTCCTACTGAGGAAGTCAAAGAAAAGAAATCTAAAGAACCTGCTAACGACAAGCGTAAAGAAGAAATTCTTGCTATGGATGAACCCCCTCACTTGACATTAGATCGTATCTGTGATAAGCTGAACGTGTCAGGTCAAACTGCTGGCAACATCGTGCGTGAGATGGTTGGAGAGGGTAAGCTTCAGAAGTTCGGTCGTGGTGTGAATGCTGTGTGGAAGATCGCTCAAGAGTGTCAGAAATTGCATAAAGAATTGACGAAATGAAAAAAATATTGACAACCATTACTCTTGTGTTACTATACGCAACAGGAATTTATATCCTTTATAAACTACTTAAAAAATAAATAATGAAACACTATACATTCCCAAAAATTAAACAATATCATCAAGTTCTCCGTGATATTAAATTACAAATTTCCTATGTTGGGCAAGACGAGAACGACAAACCAATCTATAAAGAGCCTGATACTTGGCATATTATTAAATTTGAAGGACGAGTTAAGCTACA